CACTTAACAAGAAAGCATTTTGTTTCAACGAGCAAGGTACTGGTAAGACAGCATCAGTTATATGGGCCGCTGACTACCTGATGAAACTAGGGCTTATACGTAGAGTGCTAGTCATATGCCCCCTATCAATTATGAAGTCGGCGTGGCAGGAAGACTTGTTTACGTTTGCTATGCACCGTGGTTGTAGTGTGGCTCATGGTACATCAGACGCCAGAAAGAAGATCATCAACGCTGGGTCAGAGTTTGTCATTATTAACTTTGATGGTGTTGGCGTAGTTGAGGAAGAGATAAAGAAAGGTGGGTTTGACCTGATCGTGGTTGACGAAGCTAACGCTTACAAGAACCCACAGACTAACCGTTGGAAGATACTAAAGCGCATCACAGAAAAGCCAGAGTGGTTGTGGATGCTTACTGGTACGCCAGCAGCCCAATCGCCAGTAGATGCGTTCGGTTTGGCACGGCTAGTCAACCCACAGAAAACACCCAAATATTACGGGCAGTTTAGAGATCAGGTGATGTACAAGGTCTCGCAGTTTAAATGGGTACCTAAATCTAATGCGAAGGATACGGTGCATAAAGTATTACAACCCGCTATTCGGTTTGAGAAAGATCAATGTCTCGACTTGCCGGACGTTACGTTTGTAGATAGAGAAGCACCACTTACTCCACAGCAGACCAAGTATTACAACAAGTTGAAGAAGCTAATGGTCATGGAGGCAGGGGGTGAGCAAGTATCTGCTGTCAATGCGGCGACTAACTTAAACAAGTTGTTACAGATATCTGGTGGTGCAGTTTACTCAGACGAGAAAGAAGTTATTGAGTTTGATGTCTCTAATCGTATCAACGTAATCCTAGAGGTTATTAACGAGGCATCACATAAGGTATTGGTGTTTGTTCCTTTTACTCATACGATAGAACTACTAAAGAATCAGTTAGAGAAAAACAAAATCACGTGCGAAGTTATCAATGGTGCGGTGCCACTAAACAAAAGGTCAGAGCGAATCAAAGACTTCCAAACCAAAGATGATCCTCGCGTATTACTAATCCAACCGCAAGCCGCTTCTCATGGTTTAACTTTGACGGCGGCGAACACAATCATTTGGTATGCACCAGTGACTAGCGTAGAGACTTACCTACAAGCCAATGCACGTATTGATAGGCCAGGTCAGAAGAACGCTATGACCATAGTGCACATCAAAGGGAGCGAAGTCGAGAACCGATTGTATTCTATGTTGCAAAACAAAATCGGTACTCACTCAAAGATCATTGATCTTTACCGACAAGAAATATCAGAATAGTATTTGACTTTGTCAAACTAGCTGGTATACTTGTAATTTCCTACAACACAAGAAGGAGGTTCTTATGGCGACTAAGACGTCAGTTGTATTGCTTGATGAAAAGAGAAAACCGGCTGTTAGTAAGTCTGCTGGTTACATGGAGCGAGAGTCTACTAGGTGTTTCAAGTTAGGTTCTATTTTATTCGTACCTACTTACGTTCAATCCAAGATGGGCATTGTTGAATACGTAGGGCCAAGTGCTTCTACTGAAAACAGCAGACGCTTTACTGAGCTTGAACTTAGACGTATGGGCGCTCATTCAGTATCAGAGTTTCTATGGAAGAGGGCTTGGATAGATGGAAGATAACATCGGAGCAGAGCAGTACGTAGCCGCATACAAGAAAATACGTGAGGCTATAAAAGAGAAAGAGAGTGCTTTTAAACAAGAGATAGCTGACCTGAAGGAGAAGCAGCAGATCCTCAGCAACAAGCTACTTGAGTTTTGTAATGAGCACAATCTGGATAGCATCAAAACCAGCGAAGGTACTGTATCTCGTAGGGTCATCACCAAGTTCTGGTGTAGTGACTGGGATCAGATGCACACCTTTATTAAAGAGAACGACGCTATGCACCTACTAGAAGCTAGGTTACATCAGGCTAATCTTAAGCAGTTCTTACAAGATAACCCTGACAAGATGCCTATTGGGTTGCAGAGTAATAGTGAATATGCAGTATCAGTCCGTAAACGAAATTAATCTCAAGGAGAACAAATGGGAAACGTAGCAATCTTTAAAGATAAAACCGCAGTTGCTAACACAAGCAAGCGAGAGCTTAGTGAACTGTCCAAGTCGCTAATGAAGAAATCAAGTGTCACTAATCGACGCTTGCAAGTACAACCAAACGGCACATTCAAACGGGTCATCAACGGTGAGCAAATCGGTAACGCCGTGCGTGGTGAAGTCAATGTGATTATTGTTCACATGCTAGAAAACGTGTCACGTATCTACTACAAAGAAAAGTTTGACCCTAAGAAAGAAGCCACATTACCTAACTGTTGGTCAAACATTGGTGACAAGCCAGAGGCGGCGGCATCAGATAAACAAAGTGCAACGTGCCTTACATGTCCACAGAACGTCAAGGGTTCTGGTGATGGTGGTGGTAGAGCATGTAGATTCCAACGTCGTGTATCTGTGATTCTTGAAGGCGATGAAACTGGTGCTGTGTACCAACTTAATATCCCTGCTAAGTCTCTATTTGGTAAGGGTGTCGGTAACGTGCATCCGTTCGAATCATATGTGAAGTACCTACTCGCGAACAACGAGAGTATTGACAATGTGATTACTAATGTAGCTTTTGATCCTAACGCAGACACGATGGAACTTGTGTTTACTCCTATGCGGCATGCTACTGATGATGAGTACGAGTTAGTTAGGCAGGCGCAAGCATCGCCAGAAGCTAAAATGTACACCGCCATTACTGTGGCACAAGCAGATGGAGTTACCAAGAAGCCTAAAGAAGAGCCAAAGGTGCAGCGTTCTGATGAGCCAGACGACGAGGATGAAGTAATTGAAGAACCTCAAGTCCGTGCAAAGAAGCCCGCTGAAGAAGCACCGAAGCCAAAGAAAGATGCCGCAGAAATCGTAGACGAGTGGTTAACTGAGTAATGGGCTACGGTTACAGCATACGGTTGATACAACTCAACAAAAGTGCCGACCGAAAGCTGTTAGGTGTTCGCTTGGGGAAACTGTGTATTAAGCATGACTTACCAGTTTCCTCGGTGGCTTCTAAATTGGGTGTGAGTAGACAGACAGTTTATAACTGGTTCATTGGTGCTACTCAACCCAAACCGGCTTTTGCTTCGCGTGTAGAAAATTTAATTAACCGCCTTAAATAAGAGAGCGACTTATGGATCTACTTAATACAGTACAGCCGTCCACTGGGTGGTTTTGCGTATTAGGTATAAAAGAAGACAAATCACCACAACAACATCTGGTACAGACAAGAGAGGAAGTAGATGAAATCGTTAAGGATCTTGTTGCTGATAATTGGAATGTATTTTTTGCAGTTGCCAAGTTTGCAACAGGGGAAAACCGTAGAAAAGAAAACGTCCAGTTACTTAAGTCTTTTTGGGTAGACATAGATTGCGGTGAATCTAAAGCTGTAGTTAATCCTGATACCGGCAAACCCGCTGGTTATATAGATCAAGCTACCGGACTGACCGCACTTAAAGGGTTCTGCGAGAAGATAGGATTACCTGACCCAATCGTAGTTAATTCTGGTAGGGGCATACACGCATACTGGCCTTTGCTTGAGGAGTTAACGCGGCAGGAATGGGAGCCTGTAGCACGTAGGATTCGAGATTTATGTGTAACTCATAACTTTTATGCCGATGGCGCAGTTACAGCTGACGCGGCTAGGATTCTTAGAGTACCTAACACTTATAACTTTAAAGACGATACTCCTAAAGAAGTAACCATATTGGAGGAAGCAGAACCCACATCTATTGTGGATATGCGGGAGTTACTAGGTGTAGAGGAAGGGCTAGAAGAAGCACCAAAACGAGAGTTGTCTGAACTAAGCAAGTCTCTGATGGCTAATTATTCTTCTTCTTTCACTAAGATCATGGTGCGTAAGGATAGCTGTCAACAGCTTATAAGTTGTTATAAAGATCGTGCGACCCTTTCGGAGCCTAGATGGTTTAACGCATTAGCGATAGCTAAGTTTTGTAGTGATAAAGACAAAGCTATTCACAAGTTATCGCAAGACCATCCAGACTACGACCCTGCTACCACAGAGGAAAAGATTGAGCACATCAAAGGCCCACATGGTTGCGTGGAGTTTGAGAAGTCAAACCCAGGTGGTTGTGAAGGCTGCCCACACAAGGGACTTATTACATCACCAATACAGCTAGGTAAACAAATCCTAGAAGCGAACGAGGAAGACAATACCGTAGTAGTCGCCAGTGAGGAGGAAGGGGAAGAAGATGAAGTCCATGTTATTCCTAAATATCCAGAGCCATACTTCAGGGGCAAAAACGGAGGAGTATATCTAAAACCCTTGGATGAGGAAGAAGAGCCCATATGTATATACGAGCATGACTTATATGTAGTTAAACGTATGCGCGATCCAGATCGTGGCGACATGGTGGTTATCAAGTTACACCTGCCTGCGGATGGTGTGCGTCAGTTTGCGATTGAAGCTGCGTTGATATCGAAGCTATCGGACTTAGCGTCTGAGTTAGCTAGGCATGGGGTTATAACTTTGGGAAGAAAGAAATCAGAACTAGTAGCCATGTATATAGCTGGTATGACTAGGCACTTACAATATACAAAGAAAGCGGAGGTTATGAGAACACAGTTTGGATGGGCTGATAATGACAGCAAGTTTATTTTGGGCGATAGAGAGATTACAGCTAATGGTATTTACCATAGCCCTCCATCACACGTAACAGATCATCTTGCAAGTATGATACATAAAGCGGGTTCGTTCGATAGGTGGAAAGAGATATGGAGTCTATACGGTAAAGAAGGTATGGAATCTAAAGCGTTTGCCGCGCTAAGTGCGTTCGGTTCGCCCCTTTACAAATTTACTGGGCATAGTGGTGGCATGCTTAGTTTGGTAAACCCAGAGTCTGGTACAGGTAAAACAACAGTCTTACATATGATTAACAGCGTGATCGGAGACCCTAAAGCACTATGTGGGCAGCCAAAAGATACACTCAATGCGCTGTATATGAAGATGGGCATATTGAATAATCTTTGCTATACACAAGACGAAATTACAAATATGCAGGCTAAGACTCTATCGGATTTTGTATATGGTCTTTCGCAAGGTAAAGGTAAGGACCGTCTTACTGGTAATGCGGAGCTAAGACGTAATATATCTACTTGGAATCAGATGGGTGTCACCACATCAAACTCACCTGCGGTAGATAAGTTGGGTGCGTTAAAGGCTTCTCCGGATGGCGAACTCATGCGTATTATAGAATACACAGTACACCCAGATACCGTTATAGATGTAGAGGTAGGTAAGCAGGGGTTTAGTATAGATTTGATGCGCAACTATGGTCATGCAGGGGAAGTGTATTTCCAGTACCTAGTTAGCAACCTAGAAGAAGTTAAAGAACTACTAACTCACGTACAGAGAAAGTTTGATAAAGAACTTAAGTTAACCCAGCGGGAAAGATTCTGGTCTGCGATGGCAGCGGCTAACATAGCTGGCGGAATAATAGCTAAGAACGTAGGGCTAATTGATTGGGACTTGGCGCGTCTGTATAAATGGACTTGCGATATGATTCAAGACTTACGGCAGGAAGTTAAGCCCCCTACAACTAACGGCTTTGCGATACTTGGTGACTATTTAAATACTTATATCAACAATACATTAGTCTGTGATGATGGGCTTGACCAACGTAGCAATATGAATGCGTTGCCTAGAATGCTACCTAAGAATGAACTACTCATACGTATGGAGCCTGATACAAACAAAGTTTTTGTTACTACTAAACACTTCAAGAAATACTGTGCGGATAACCAAATATCGTATAAAGAAACTATAAACTTACTGAAAAGCGAAGGTTACTTTATAGGTAACATGAACAAACGCCTATCGAAAGGCATGAAGATAACCACGCCAGCAGTTAGTTGTTTATGCTTTGACATAAGTGATAGCGAGATAGCACAAAACATTATAGATAGCGAAGATGGTAATCGAGAAGGTGCAGTATGACATTGACTGGACTAAGTTTAAG